ACTGTTAGAGAAATTGCTAACAGTCTGCCCGATAGTGAGCTAAAGATTGAAGACCATGAGCTACGGATTCGTAAACTCGAAATGCGGATGTGGCAGGCTATCGGTGCGTTCGGTTTCCTGGCCGCGGTTGTGTCGCCGTTGATTGCGGTGCTGACACGATGAGCAACCCTAAGTGGAAGATTAGACGTAGATACATTTTCGCGGCGTTCGCGCTCGGTGTCGCCCTTGTTGTGTCATCGATTGTTGCGGTGTGGCAAGACCGGTTAGGTGCAGGCGACCTGATTACGGGTGGGGTTGCTCTGATAAGTTTGATTCTTACGTCCTACATTTTTGGGGCGGCGTATGACGATAAGAGAGTGGAGAACACGGATGGATAAGTTGAAGGCGTACTGGAATTTTTCGGCTGAGCGTGCAGTGAAAACTGTGGCGCAGGTGGCTATTGCAACTATTGGTGTGGGTGCTGTGGGTATTTTGGATGTGGAGTGGGGGCAGGTTGCTTCGGTGGCTGCGCTTGCCGGTGTCATGTCCCTGTTGACTTCAGTGCTGACTTACGACAAGGCTGCAAAGTGATGGGGCGGCTTGACGCTGTGGAGCGCGTTGATGGCTATGAGGTGCCGGTAGACCCTGCGGACGCTTTGGACTGTGATTCCTGCCAGTAGGTGATACACTGAACACGGTTGCCTTCCTTTCGTGGTTGCCCGAAAACGCCCTAGTCCACCACTGGGGCGTTTTCTTATTGGGAGAGCCAGGATAGATAGTGGGGGCGTGTGACGCCCGCTTGCCGTGCAAGGTTTTTGACTGTTGGTGCCTTGGCGGTGTTCTTGGCGCACTTGTTCTTTGAGTGCGTCTGTGACTGTTTCGACTTTTTCTAGTCCGAGCTCGCGGATGAGTGCTAGCTGTGTGACGGTCATTGTGTCGTAGCTTCGAAACTCTGCGTTCATGTCTCCCACTTTTACACTCTTTCATGTTGTTGTCTAGGGTTTTCGCACCCATGTCAAGGCACAATACACCGGTTTTTTGTGTTACAAAACCGTGACCAAACGGGTGTAGCGGGAACGCTGCGCAATCGTCTACAGTGTAAAACATGTCACAAACGAAAGGAACACAAATGAACATGTGGCCTAATATCACAGCACTAGAGTCCGTGGTTATGCGCTTAGGCGAAATTCAGGGCCTTTGGGACGACGGGCACCTCACCGAGTGGGAGCTCTCACAGCTGATGGAAGAACAAAAGTCAATCGTCACGGACGTTAGGGACGACCTCCCCAACTAGAACGCTTGTTCGAACTTTCCAACATTGGGGTTCGAACATTTTATCGAAAGGAAACGCGATGGGTTATTACAACAGGTTAGAAGTGGGCGAGCAGGAAAGCGTAGACCAGATTGTTCGTTGGTATCGTGACCACAGGGATGTGTTGCCGCCGTATTTGTTGAACATGATTGTGAATGACGAGGAGTTTCTTGGCCGGGCAATGTGGTTGTGGGAGGGTTTGGTTCCTGAGCCTAAGCCTGCTGCTGAGCATGTTGCTTTGCAGGTGCGCAGGCGTGACGTGCGAGGTCGCAGGCCAAAGGCGGGCAGTTCTTTGGGTGGATGTTGTTGGCTGTCGCGTGGAGTGTAGGCGCGACTGTGCTGGTGGTGAACCTGTGACCGGCTGGGTGCTGGTTGTGGTGGGGGCGTTGTGTATGTTTGCGCCTGGGTTTGTTGACCCGTTCGCACCTATCAATGGGTTGAGTTTGGTGGGGTTGTTGTTGGTTGTTTGGGGTACGGTGAATGTGAATCGAAGGGGGACAGAATGAGTGAGAATAAATTGTATGACGAGGGTTTCGAGGCGGGAAGGTTGCATAATCAAGAACGCATGGTCGAGCTGCTTGATGACGCACATTTTTTGCACAATCTTTCGCGGTTTCACAACGAGCTTAGATATGGGCCTACCGAGCAGGAAAGGGTTGAGGCGCGAGAGGACGCGAAAAGTGTGCTTATCAAACTGATTAGGGGGACACAATGGGTGAACGGCTAACAACTGATGAGGTGCGGGAAATGTTTGTTGACCTGTGGCTGGAGAGGGGTGTCGGGCCGCCTACAGACTACGGGGCAGAGTTTGATGAGTGGCTTCACTTTGTGAGGAAGGAGGCGCATGATGAGGGTTATGAGCTTTGCTTCGCCGATGTTGGGGACGACAGCCGATAGGCGGAAAAAGGGGACACAATGAGTGAGCGAGACTTCGACTGCTGCAAACCAACTATAAACTCTGAGTTGGTAGTTGGGCAGGAAGCCTACAAGCGAGGGTACCTAGATGGCTACCTCGCCGGGGTCAAGGAAGAACAACAACGCATTATTACGATGACTATGGAGGAACAAAATGATGGATTTAATGGACGACGGGCGCGACATTCACGTCACTTTGCGCAATGATGTGTGGCAAATTGGGGAACCGGGCACCCTTACTTTGACAAGGGTGCAGGCACGAAAGCTTGTCGAGCATTTGACGTCACGCTTTGAATCGGACTCCACATATGTTGTGGTTCTTGGCAGCCAACAAGAAGACGGCTAACGCTCCGAGGGTAGAGTGCCACCCCACACACCAAAACGTTCCTTTGCCACAATCGCATATTCAAAACATTCAAAACGAACAGGGCAGGTCGCGCACAGTTTTTGAGCCATTTGTGCGGCCTGCTCTTTCATGTCTTTGGTCAAAAAGTCTTCAGGGAAAAACACTTCAGGCAAAGCCTCGCATGGCACCGGCCCGGACTTGTTAATCGCTTCGTTCAGTTTGTTGAAAGACTTTTGTCGGTCGTTGCTCATACACTCAAGCCTATGACACACACACAACCTTTCGAAACAGTTGACGGCGCAGAGTTCAGAGGCGCACTTTTTCTTGGAAATTATCGGGCGGGCACAAACGAATGGCACGGGTTGCGTCGCACCGGTATAGGTGGCTCGGATGTGGGAACCATTCTCGGCTTAAACCCTTGGGAGTCTGCGTTCGGTTTGTGGGCAAAACGCACAGGGCAAATAGCTGACCCACCTGTCGACAACTGGGCGGTCCGTTTTGGTAACGCTTTCGAGGAACCTATTTTGAGAATGTGGGCTGCGGAACATCCAGAGTTTGAAATTTTCACGGCGGGAACATACCGTCACCCGAAACATTCTTTTATGTTGGCAAACCCGGATGCGCTTGCAAGGCATCGGGCAACGGGGGAGTGGGTTGTGGTGGAGGTAAAAACGTCTAGGAATCCTTGGTCGCAGGTGCCTCCGGCGTACCGGGCACAGGTCTTCCATTACATGACAGTGTTTGGAATTAGCCAGGCGGTGGTCGTAGCGGTCGCAGGATGGAACTGGGAGGAACATTGGGTTGACTTCGACCAGTTCGAGGCAGACGCACAGTTATCAGCTTGTCGTCGATTCTGGAACCATTTGGAGCAGGTTGTGAAGCCTGAGTGGGATGGGTCAAAGGCAACCTATGAGGCGCAACGGCAACTCAACCCGGCGATTGATGATGACGAGGTTCAGCTAGATGACCTCGGGGTGGCTTTGTTGGAGAAGCAAAGATTGTTTGATGTTGCCGAGGCCGAGTTTTTACGGGTAAAGTCGGAGGTGTTGCACCAGATGGGCAGAGCTCGGCATGGTGTTGTTACAGAAAATGGGGTGACCGTACGGGTTGCTTCGCGGCAGGCGAGGGGCAACGGTACGCCTTGGCTAGTCATCAAGAAAGGGAAATGATTATGGCACAGTTTGATTTGTCTCAATATGAGACGGTGGAGGAACGTCACGCGCGAGCTTTGGCACAGTACCCAGATTTGAGGTGCGTCATTGTGAACCATACGACGGCGCACGATAGGGCTGCGTCAACGTGGGTTGTCGAGGCGCGAGTGTATTTGAACGCGGACGACCAGGCGGACGATTTGCCTAAGGCCACAGAGTGGGCGTTTGAGGTTGATGGTGTGGGCATAGCCAACAAAACTAGTGCTTTGGAGAATGCAAACACGTCGGCGTTGGGTCGTGCGCTTAGGTGGGCTTTGGCGGGGTCTAAGGGTCCGTCTTCGGCTGAAATGGCAAAGGTCGCTAGGGGTGTTACACCACGCGATTGGGTTGTTGAGTCGGAGAAGCTTTCCGATGTGGATGCGTTGCGTTTACTATGGAGAGAAGCGAAAACTGCTAAAGCATCCGATGAGGTGTTGGAGAAAGTGAAGGGCCGTGCTGAACAACTCGAACGTGATTCTGGCGTCGGTGCGGGAGTTGGCTCAAGCGTACCTGCAGGCTCTGGAAAGAAACAATCTTAATGAGGCGTTTTTTTGGCGGGAGCATTTGCGTGACAGGTTGGGGTTGTTAATTGATACCGTCGGACATTCTTCGGGAGTTGCAGGAGCTCACGGCGATGAACAGGCGGGGGGTGGAGGCACTGTATGAGGCTGAGGTTGTGTTGGCTGGAGCTGAGTCTGCTTTGGACAAAGAGGAGGCTCGCTCGTTTATATCGGGCGCAGGCTCGGTTGCAGAAAGGCAGGCGGGTGCGAAGCTTGCGTGTTCGGAGCTCAGGTTTGAAAGAGATTTGGCTAAGGCATCGGTGAACCGGATTCGCATGAAGTTGCGGACGATTGAGTCTGAGCTTGTGGCGCAGGCTACGATGTCGAAGATTTTGCAGGCTGAGATGAGGCTGTAGGTTTTGGTTGTGTGCATGGTAAGGTTGACCTATCATGATTGCCCCTTCGCTTGACGGCTGGGGGCAATTTTCTTTCAGCTAGGTGCTAGTCTGTTGGGTGGTAGCGTTCCTGAAACACGGTCTAGGCGCCAATTCCGAAACCCCCAGACTAAAACCCCTGGGGGTTTCGCGTGTGCTGATAGACTCGTTATATTAGACACCGCCCCCCTCTGATGCTTAGGCTCATGGGGGCGTTTTCTTTACTGGATGATAACCTCCACAACATTGAATTGTCTGCAATTTGTAATGCGCTTTTCTGTTCGGGTTAGTGGCAACTATTCGGTATTCCCGAACAGTTCGAATCTGTGCCGGGAACGTGACACATAAAGCTATCTGTACCTAAACTAGGCGACACCGTACCGAAAGCGGTACACATATGGCACAACTGTACCCACGTAGGAAATATAGTTTAGATACATAAGTAAATCTTGCGGTGCTTTAAACACACTTTATTGCTTTTACTTTTAAGTTCGAGTACTACCTATAAGTTTTTTACTTTTACTTTTAAGTGAAAGTGGGGGTGTGGTGAAAATCCCACATGATGCGATGTCGGAGAAACCCCACACTAACCCCGAAACTGTTACTAATGTAAGCCACTATTCACACTAACTGGCGTAGTGTCACTTTAAACGCAGTTTTGTCACTGTCTGGCGCCCTAATGCACGTTTTGTGGGTGCGATAGAATCGGGTTATGGCTATCCCTGTGAAGACGTTGAGGTTGTTGCGGGCAAGGGACCCGCACTGTTGGCATTGCGGGGTCGAGGAAGACTTGGTGCCGCATCACAGAATCAATCGCGGCATGGGCGGCTCGAAGCTGTTAGACACACTCGACAATCTGATGATGGTGTGCGGGTTATATAACGGGGCGATGGAGTCGGATTTGTTGGTGGCGCGTGATGCGCGTGGGTGGGGAAGAAAGCTCGCGGCTTGGGAGGACACGTCGAGGCCGGTGTTTGACTCTGTAGGTCATCGCTGGTGGATTCTTTTGCCGGATGGGTCTAAGGTAGAGCACGACGTCAAAGATGCGTTTTAACGAAAGGCAACACCATGGTGGATTGGGCAAAAGAACTCGGCATCGACATTGGCAAATTGTATGCGGAACACCCCACGCACGGGTCGCAGGTGAGGCAAGCGAAAGAAGCTGACACGGCATCCAAAAGCTACTGGAACACCGAAAAGTTTTTAGCGCAAATTTTTGACCAACCTGTCGGCACCGAGCAGCCAGTAAAAAAGAAACGTGCACCAAAATATAAGTTTACCGATGCACAAATGAAGATAGCCATGGACAGTTTCGACAATGGGTGACGGTTATCAACCTGACTTTGACCTAGATTATCGTCGCGGGTTAGTTGGTGAAAGCCTCGTCGGTTCCTTTTTGGAGTCTGTGGCTGGGTCGACCGTTGAGGTGAAAACGGATTATCGGGCGTGGGACACGGGGAACTTTTACATTGAGACATATCAGCAGATTCGTGGCGAGTGGGTGCCTTCGGGGTTGAACATATCGAAGGCGGACTTTTACTGTTTTGCCGGACCTACGGGTGCGGGGTTTGTTACCGTCCCTAAAGGTGCTCTCATTGGCCTTGTGAGGGACTGTGGGCGTCCTGTGCACATGAACAGGTCTTCGGATACGTCAAGGGACACTAAAGGCTTCCTGGTGTCTGTGGCCGATATTGTTGCTATGATTTTGCAGCCCGCTAGAGTGTAGGATAGAGATGAGGCCGGAGCGATAAACCCCGACCTCATCAGAAAACCAGTGATAACGGCACTGGCTTATTCCATTCTACGGGATTAGTCAGTAGAAATGGACAAACATGAACGACAAACTCGAACCAGAGTTCCGCTTCAGCATCATGCCTGAGTGGATTATTTACTCCAAGCTGTCAGACAAAGCCATCAGGCTCTATGCGGTCCTTGCAAGATATGCGGACAATCAAACCCATGAGGCGTTCCCCTCGCGTGAGACCCTCGCAGACAAGATGGGTTGCTCTCCGAGTTCCGTAGATAGGGCCGCAACTGAGCTGGTCGAGCTTGGGGCAATTACGAAGAAACAACGTCACAACAGCTCACTTGTCTACACTTTGCGGATGACGAGGGGGTAGTCACCAGTGACAAGGGGGGGTCATCACCCATGACGAGGGGGGTAGTCACCAGTGACGACCTAACTATAACCACTG